ACCAGCGATGCATATAGAAATCTTATGGAGTTATTAAATGCAAGAAATGTTCAGTAAATTATCATCCTACGCTGCGCTACTTGGTGTCATTGGTGCTATCGGCGGTGGCTTCATGGCTTGGGGTGAGTTCAATAATCGTATCGCACAGCTAGAAAACCAAGAGTTTGTAATCAATGAAACAGTTGATCTATCAACTACGAATGAAAAGATAGAAACTTTAATCAAAGCAATAGAGGCTGTTAAAGCAGACGCTAAGATAAACGATGCAGCTATTAAGTTCCTTGATGCAAAACTAGAAGAGTTGAAAGCGTCACTAGATAATCCGTTATTGTAATGAAACTCTCGGACAGCACTTCCATCTCACTCCC